ACATGATTTCACAAATCTTGCCGCATATACTAATAAGATGAACGCTATACGGGACCTGTTGAGGGGGACGCCGGCACAGGCACCGCCGGTTCAGGCACAGGCACCGCCGCCCTTTACGCCGGTTCAGGCACCGGCACCGCCGCCCTTCGCGCCGAGGCCCCCTCCTATGGAGACGCCGCCACCCGTTCCGCCGGTTCAGGCACCACCGATTCAGGCACAGACACCGCCGCCCTTTACGCCGGTTCCTGCTCCTATGGAGACACCGCCGCCCTTTACACCGATTCCTGCTCCTATGGAGACACCGCCGCCCTTTACGCCGACACCGCCTGCGGAAGAGGATGATGCACGCAGTATGTACGACGACGACGCACGCACGGTGGATGCCACCCCGCCAGACATTGAACGCCGCCAACTTGATTTTTCAGAAATTGAAGGTTCAACCTTGGATGGCAGAGACGACCCCATGTTACACCCCAAATTCACCATGACCATTCGGAAGCCGTCCAACCCTCCTGCAGTGCCAAGAGAGCCCGTGTTTGACATTGTGGGGCAACAGGACGTGCCGATTGAAGAGTTCCTGTTACAAGACCCGGGCAACCACGTCGTGTTCCGCTACGCTGGCAAACAATACGGTATTCCGCTCATGCCCATTCTTGAAACCATCAAGGAGGGACAGGGCATATTTTACGAGTGTACGCGCGAGTTTGCAATGGACGATGGGCAGTACGGCACGTTTGACCCAGAGGACATATACTCACAACCCTACGTTGAGATTGCCCTCGCGTCCCGGTTCTACATCCCGTTTGAAACGTTCCAACAGATCGCCAACATTCCCACGCACGTCCTGTGGGAAATCACCGCTACCGACAAGGTGCTGAAACACGCAGCGTCAAGGTCGTCGGTTCTCGCGGGCGGCCCTGTCATGAGCCAACTTCACTGCCAGGCGGGCTCCGACCTCACCGTGTTTACCATGACGCCGTTTACGCTTGCCCCTGCTGGGTCCACGGGGGCGCCCGAAGAGGAGGAGGAGGAACCAGAGGAGACGTTTGTCAACGTAAAGATGGGCGAAGACAAGGTGCCGATTGACATCACGGACGGCAGCACGTACGAGGCGGTGCGTGCAAAGTACGCGGCGATGAAGGGATTGAACCCCGAGAATATCCAGTTCATTTTCGGAGCAGGCCCCGTGCGGGACTACTCTAAAAACGTGATGCCTGGTGCAACTATTTTGGCACGACAGGTGGGAGGCGGACGCAGACGAACATATCGCGGCAACAAGAAGCACGGTCCCCGCAAAACAAAATCTCGCAAGTAAATATACAAAAATGTGGAAGAAACTGCTGCTGATTGCTGCCCTCTTCGTTGTGTTGACGCCCGGTGTGGTGCTGTCGCTGCCCCCGGGAGCGAGCCTGTTGGTCCAGGCGGTGGTGCACGGTCTGGTGTTTGTGCTGCTGTGGAAGTTTGTGCTGAAGAAGGTGCTGGCTTAGACGCTCTGTATAAACTCCCACTTTAGGTAGTCGCAGATCTTCTTCCATATATCGTCGTGGGCGATGAGGCGGTCTCGGGATTTGAGCAGGGGAAAGTAGACCTTGTACTCGTCAAGCTCTAGCAGCTCAAAAAACTTGTACAGGATGTAAAAGTAGGACAGGAAGTTGGTGCGTTCGTCGGGGCAGTACAGCAGGAAGGGGGCCTGGATTTCTTGGAACATGGTGCGTATCTTTTCTTCTATTTCAGGGGTGATGGTGGGTGGGGGGTTGCCGTTGAGGCGGGATAGGATGTGGGTGGCGTGCTCGTAATACTTGCTTCGGTTTAGCTTTTTTAGGATTTCTCGCATGTCCTTCTCATTGAGCTCTGCAACATTCTGTATGCGGCGCTTTTTGATTTCACACACGACATCGTTCATCACCTCTTCGGGAATGATGGTTGACTCTTTGGCTTGAAACTGGTTCAAAATCTCATTCAAGTGGTTAATTTTCTTGTACGCGTAGTTGTTTCGCTCCTTGGGCGGGTCACGGAAACTGGGAAAGTCGGACACCACCATCATGTACTCCTCCGACCCACAGCTGGGACACACGAGCATGCCCTCGGCGTTCAGTTCCTCGCGTGCCACGTTACACCTGTCGCAGTGCTCTACCTGCGTGCTGGTGCGTTCCTCGGGAGGCACGGTGGTTAGTTTCATGCGGGCGGCGTACTGGTTAAACAGCTCCTTCTTTGACACGCCGTTCATGTCCACGGACGCACTGGGGTGGAGGTACTTTAAAAAGGTGTTTTGGTCGGTGGGTGCAGCGGCGGGCACGGACACGGGTTGCGACGCCCCGCCGTAGTACTGTAGCATAATGTCCGCGTTCCGGGTGTAGTACTCCTCCAGTGCGTTTGTGTGGGTGAGTTGTACTTCAATCTGTTTCAACTCGTCCCGCAGTTTGGACACTGTTAAAATATCCATCAAGTCGGGCGAGGATTCAATGGACGCAAGGGTGTTGAGAACCCCAGTGTGCTTGCTATGTAGGTCGTCAGCGTTGGTGCTGCGAATCTGACACACGGTTGCCTGGTGCAGCGAGTCGAGCGTGCCCGACACCATGTCCTGTGTTTTGGAATGAGACGCATTCTCCCTGTACTTTTTTGTACGAAACACGTTTTCCATAGTTAGTACTGATGACTCGTCTCTTCTCTAAATACATGCCTCTTTGACTTGGCGCTTGTAGGATGGGTTGGTTAGGGCACACGGGCGCTGCGACAGCACGCTTTTTACCACGTCGGCGTACGGGTACCCCAGTTTCTTACACGCAAACACCACTGCAAGGAACCCGCTGCGGTTGATGCCGCACTGGCAATGGATATACACGTTCACACACGCCGGGTCTTTCAAAAACGACTGGATTGCGGATTCAAATGCAGGGTACCACTCTAGGATGTTTGCTTGTAGGTCGTCGGGGGCACCCAGCGTCACGTACCGGCGAGGATACAGTTTGCGGAACCACGCGGGACTGTCCTCTACCGCTGCACAATTCACAACGTGTGTGATGCCATGCGTCTCCACAAACTCTCTGTCCAAAAAGATGCCGGGTCCAAACAGAATCCGCGGGTGGATGTACGCAGGACTGTCATTCATCCATCCAATAGACAACCTGCGATACCCCGACCAATCGTCCATATTGTGTATTCTAATTCGCCCCTGTGAAAAGTACATTGAAAAAGTAGGAGTTGTTGTTTTGTCTTTTTGGTGTTTTTAAAAGTCGTAGTCGTAGTCCTCCTCTTCCTCGTCCTCCTCAATCTCCACGTCGTCGCCGTACACGTAGACGCGCACGTCGCGCGGCTCGTCGTCCTCATACATTACATCGCAGGGGTCGTCCTCAACCTCCTCAATGTCGTACACCATTGCGTTTGGGTAGATGTTGAAGCTCACGTTATCCGCCACACCGAGCGTTGAGCAGATAGTGTTCCAGAACATCTTATCAGGTTACCTCCACCCTTCCACATCCATTCACAATTCGTTTTTCACGGTAGACTTGACGGCCAGAAAGAGAAACACCCACGAGAGCACTGCAAACACCGCCATCGCCGTATCAATGTAATCAGGGAGGACTACAACCGTGGCATGATTGCACTCGCAGTCGGACTCGCAGCGGCACTCGCACTCGCAGTCGCAGTGGCAGTCGCACTCATCATCATCATCCGACTCGCTATCGTACTCATCATCCGACTCGCTAGCGCTCGACTCGCACTCCCACTCACTGTCAGAGTCCTGGCACTCGGAGCGTAGGATTTGTACCGTGTTCTTCATCTGCACTCGCATGTCCGCAAGGGCCTTCATGAAAATCAGCGTGTCCGCACTGGTCTCTGCAGCGTTCTGGATCTGCATTTCTAGCTTGGTGCCTGCCTTCTCCAAAGCATTCAGCACGTCTAGCGCGTCCTCCATAATCAGTGCAGCCTTGTTGCTATAGTTGTTGTTCATTCTGTGTGTGGTACTGATGCCTTACCAGAAACACCAATCCATTTTACAGGTATGAAGTGCCGTTTGACAACTCATATGTGTACCACCAGAGGGGATCGAACCCCCGACGTTCGGATTAAAAGGCCGACGCTCTACCAACTGAGCTATGATGATTTTGTGCACCGCCTACGGGAATTGAACCCGCGACATTCGGCTTAGAAGGCCGATACTCTATCCAACTGAGTTAAGGCGGTACGGAAGTTCCCATGCGGGGAATCGAACCCCGTCCCTCCGGGTGAAAACCGGATATCCTAGCCGTTAGACGACATGGGAAAACAGATGAGTACGGGATTGCGTACTCATCAGTGCGTCCATCGGGAATCGAACCCGAGTTGCGGGTTTGGAAGACCAGTATTCTACCATTGAATTATGGACGCAAATGCACCGAAAGGGACTCGAACCCTTGCGACTTGCGTCAGGAGGTCTTGAATCTCCCCCGTTAACCACTCCGGCATCGGTGCTTGTGTGTTGGGATGGGGTGGATCGAACACCCGTTCCTGGATTCAAAGTCCAATGTCCTAACCGTTGGACGACACCCCATCAAAAGGATCTGGGAGGAATCCATTTCTTGAGTCAGAGTCAAGTGTCCTGACCGTTGGACGACAAATCCAGACGGAATCACTCAGAATCGAACTGAGGACCTCTCGGTTAACCGCGCGATTAACAGCCGAGCGCTCTACCTAATGAGCTATGATTCCAACGTGCCTCTTACCGGACTCGAACCAGCGACCTACACCTTACAAAGGAGTTGCTCTGCCCCTGAGCTAAAAAGGCTCATTTTTTTGTTTTTTTGCGAGTTGTCTCTCGCATCTACGCTGACGCTGACGGTTTACGCCGTCTTCAGGAAGTGAACCTTCAGGAACTTCTGCAGGTTCAGGTACGTCACCTCCTGCGTGTCGTCCACGCGCAGCAGCTTGGCCAGCTTCTGGTCCGGCACGATGCGGCGCTTGTGCGAGGGGTCAAAGCAACCGTTGGACTTCACGTACTGCGACAGGAACTTGGTCACCTCCGTCTGGGACTTCTGCGACTTGGCGGGCAGACCCATGAAGCTCGCCAGCTCATCGGACAGCGGGCGGGGCTTCAGGAAGGCGTTCTTCGCACGGCGCTCGTCGTACTTCACACGCTCCTCGGGGCTCAGCGTCTCGGGGTCCACGCGCACGCGGCGCTTGGACTCACGGGCAGAGCGCTTCACGGCCTTGGCGGCCTCCGTCGCCTCAGACACCAGCGCACGCACACGGGACGTCACATCCGCGCTCAGCGCCTTCAGCTGCTCCTGCACAGACGTCAGGATGGCATCCGCAGAGCGGACCTCAGTCGGCAGGGGAGTCGCGGCGGCGGTGGCGGCAGGCGTGGGCACAACCGCCGGGGCGGGGGCAGCCACCACCGGGGCGGGGGCAGCGGGCAGGGTCACACTCGCCTTGGCGGCGGTCTTGGAGGAGGCGGTCTTCTTGGGGGTGGCAGCGGGCATCTTGTTTGACTTATCGGAGGAGTTTGCGACGGGCATTTCTAACGCGGGTATGTTTATAACTATCCTGCCCTGTTTAAATCACAATCGGAAGAGGGCGCTCATAATTAGAAAACAGAAGGTGTACGGTTCGACGGTGTGGTTTAAAATTCGTACAAGCATGGTTGCAAAGCGGAGATGCGGGGTGGTATGCTTGTAAAACGTGTCATACTCGCGGTTGAGCGACGTGGCGTACCGGTGGCGAACGGACGTCTTGGGATGGGTTCGTGCAAGGTCGGTCATGTCTCGCGAAATGTAGGCCAGCATGATGTACAAGTGGGTCCGTGTGAGTCGGTTGAACAGCGCAGGACGCGCATCCTCAAACCCATTCTCTACCAGAATCTGGGACAGTCGCAACCATTGTAGGGTGAGCAACTCCTCTGGCGACTTTGGCGGTGCAGAGTGGACGGTTGCAATGTGGTTGCGAATGCGGTACATGTACATGGCGCGCAACCGTTTGCGTGTGTCCATGTCAAGCGGTTGCCGAGTGTACGGGTTCAGCGGAAGCAGTGCAGAGTTTAAGCACCCAATGATGCTGCGAATGTCAAACCACCAAATCTTGCCCCCCTCTTCAAATGCAAAATAGTCAAATGGATGAACATCAGTTTTGCCTTCTAGCAGCACGAGCTCTTCGTCATTGTGGCACACTGCCCGTTTCAGCACACCGGGTCCCGATAGAACCAACCTGGACCGAACAGCGTATCCCCGCCATATTTTTTGAATACACACGGTTTTCTCGTCCAGTTTGTTAACCACCGACCACACTCGGGGGACCTTTGCACGAACGTGCCGCCCACAGTACGCAAGTCCCGGAACTGCAGCGGCCTGGCATCTTTCAACACTGGTTTTGTTTTTACATGCCAAGCACTTGTTCATATTGATTACTTTTGGTGTCGTTCGTGTAAAACGGATATACACCCAACGAGGGGTATACTAATTAAACAAGAACCAAGATGAGCACTAACTCTGCAATCCTAACCGTGAACAAGCTGGACGTGAGCCGCGTTTCATTCGTGGTGGGGCAGGCAAAGAATGGTCGTAACCCCAGCATCAATATCAAGTATGATGGTCAGAATCTGCAGATTCGTCTGCCCCGCATGAAGGCGCCTGGTGGCGTGCTGATGCGTGAGAATGAGAAGGATGGTTCCAAGGCGTATACGCTGATCGGCTCCCTGCCCGGGTGCGACACGTACGCAAAGGATCATTCGGCCGGCACGGATGACGTGTCAAAGTTCTACAACTTCCTGCTAGACCTAGAGGAGAAGATCATTGCTGCGTCGGTTGAGCACAGCGTCAAGTGGTTTGGCAAGAAGCGCTCTGAGGAGGCGATTCGCGATGGTTTCAAGCGACTGATGCGGGTGTCGGTGGACAAGGTTGACGGCGAGTATGTGCCCAACGGCAAGTATCCTCCCAGTTTCGTTGTCAAGGTGCCCGTGTATGACAACAAGGTGTCAATGGATATTATTGACAACAAGGGCAATCCGATTTACGTGACGCCCAACACTCTGATGAGCGTGTTCCCCAAGGGCGTTGAGGCGAACATTGTGGTGAGCGGCAGCATCTACACGATTGCTGGTGGCGGGTTCGGCGTGACCTGGCGCATGCAGTACGCACAGGTGTTCCCTCAGCAGCGTGCGACTGCAGCAAACGTGTTTGCAGATGACATTGAGGAGGACGACGAGGAGGACGACACGCCCGCCGTCAAGACCGAGACGCCTGCGCCTGCGCCTGCGGAGGTCACGCACGAGGACACGGCTGTAGACATTGAGATCCCGGACGTGGATGAGGCTCCTGCGCCTACTCCTGCGCCCGCAGCGCCTGCGCGTCGTCGCCGGACTGCTGTAGCGTAGACCAAACCTTGGAGTCGGTTGGAGGGGCGTACATAACAAACATATCATCTAAAAATACGTAAAACGACCTATCACGAAACGGAAAAGGCAACTTTTTCAATGCTGTACAACCGTGCGGCGCTGAAAGAGACCGTTTATGGCACTCGGCACACTCGTAGTAGTGCGTGGGAATGCTGGACAGCATGGACGGGGTGATGACCCGTGTGTCGCTGCTCAGAGTCATGTCCACAAACGACGCAAAGTCGTCGTTCAAGCAGTCCTGGTACGCTTCATTTTGAATACGCGACCAAACCGTCGTGTGTTTAGACGTCCATCCAGGTTCTTGGAAAAACGTAGAGTAGGGGTTGGAGTAGATCCATAGCAGGGAAAACTGGGTCCTGTCGGCCGTTTCGTACTCCACCAGACCCATGGGGTGCAGCATGTCGTCGTACAACCAATGGACGTCCAAGTCGTGCTGCGTAAACCGGGGGTCAATCGTGCCCTGGTACACTTGGTGCCCCCCAAACTCAACCAGGTCGGCGTCCACATCGTCGTCGTGGTCTGCAATGCCTTTTTGAACGGGGTACACCAGTCCCGGACGACGTACAGACTGCATTTGTTGGTTGGGTACTTAATCAAACTTGACGGTAATACGCACGTCGTGCCGCTTCAGAGAGTTGGTGGCAGAGTGCGAGAGTTCGTGGCGCTTGCGAGGGGTGTGCGTCACCTCGTGTAGACGCGTCTCCATGTCCTTGTGAATCTCATCGTGGTGAATGTGAATGTAGTCCAAGATTTCATCCCGAATCGCCCACTCAAAAAAGTTCAACTGACCAACCGTGGTTTCAATGTCGTGGAACTTGATGCGCTTCCACCGACAAAACGGGTCAAACATCTTTTTGCTGTACGCCTTCAAGTGCGACTTGTACGCAAGGTAGACCACAGTGTGCTTGCTGTCCTTCGTTAGGTACGAGATGTTGTACTTCTTAGAGTAGTTGGTCACGAACCAGTCAATCAACCGCAGAGAAATGTGGGACTCTCCCTGTAGGATGCTGCGCACGCGCTCGAGAGTGCTGGCGTCGTTGTAGAATCGCTCAAGGCGGTATAACACCCACTGCTCCTGTGTTTGAATACGGTGCTCCATCGTTTGCGTGTTGAACATGCGCTGCCTTAAAACGAATTACGAGCGTCACGCGTTGAACAAGGTATAAATGAGCAACATCCATGAGAAAGTCACATGGCTGATTGAGACCTACGGCACGAATGACCAGCGCACGGACGCATGGCACGCCAAGCGAGGCGAGATGTTAACTGCATCTGAAATCTACAAAACAGTGTCTGGCGCAACGCCCGCTGCCCGGCGCGAACTCATGATGTCCAAGCTAACGCCGCGCGACACGACCCCAGGACCGGGCGCACGTGCCCTGATTTGGGGCACCCAGTTTGAACCGATTGCAAAGGCAATCTACGAGGCACTGCACCCCGGCGTGAAGATTGTGGATACCTCGTGTATCCCCCACCCCAATCACGTGTTTCTGGGTGCGTCGCCCGACGGCATTCTCACGTGCGACGACGACCGGCACGGTCACCTCGTAGAGTTCAAGTGCCCCATCTCCCGAGACTTTGACGACACCACGCCCGTGCCTCCCAACTATATCCACCAGATGCAGCTCCAAATGGCGTGTACTGAACTCGATGTATGTCAATACGCCGAGTTCAAGTTCTGTGTGATGAAATACTCTGAATGGATGGACACAGAGGCAGAGTATAAGAGCGTGTTTATCGTGCTAGAGGACGGCACGGTGATGTACAAGGAGCACACCGACCCACGCGAGTTTGTAGAGTGGAAGGACGACGTGCTAAAGGACCGGGAGATTGACCCGCTCACCATTCAGTCCGTGTTTTGGGTGCTTACGAAGCATAGGTTTCAGACCGTACATAAGGACCCGGAATGGGTGGAAACACACCTTCCTTACTTTCAGAAGACGTGGGAGGAGATTCGGGAACATCGCAGCGCTGGGACGTTTCCTGAGCATCCTTCGGAGAAGACAAAGTTGGTTCTATAGTGGTGGGGTAATACCGCACTAGCCAATCCAGCTCAGTCCGCTCGGGGTTCTCTGCGTAAAACCCGCCGCTTCCGTCATGGATCTTGAGGAGCGACTCAAAGTACTCCTCGTACATCAACGAAATACGATCCAGTGAAAAGTTTTTCATTGCCCAGTCCCGGCACGCCGCCCGTGAAATCTTGTCAATGTTCTTACACGCCCACACAAACTGCTCAGTGGTGCGGCACCGGTACCCGGTTACGCCGTGTAGGTTGTTCTCTGCAAACCCGCCCCAATCCGTGGTGATGGTGGGCGTCCCGCAAAACAGCGCCTCAATCGTAACGCCACCAAACGGTTCGTTGTACTGCGTGGGCGCCAGCAGTGCCTTTGCGTTCTTCATGAGGTCGGCACGCTGCTTAGGTTCCACGTACCCAATGTGCCGGACGTGCGGGGGCACAGGACTCATGATGCTCTCCAGCGACCCCTGACCTGCCACCACCAACTCCACGCCCAGTCGCTTCGTCACGTCAATTGCAATCCCAATGCCCTTGGAGTCAATGATGCGCCCCACAAACAAAAAGTAGTCCTTGGGCTTGTCGTTGTACTCAAAGTCCTCAGGGTCAAAGTAGTTGGGAATCACAGCGTCGTACCAGTGTGGCGACCGCTTGTACATGCCGTACACGACATTCATCACCGCGTACGACTCGTAGATGGACTGGTTGGTGCATGGCTCGTTGGTGCACCCAATGCCGGGCTCTACTGCAATCAGTTCTGGGTGCGCCCTTACAATCGGCAGGTGGGCGTACCCCCAAAAACACAGCAGGAAATCGTTGGGTTGCTTCCGTGCGCCCACCTCGATGATGGCGCGCTGGTTAAAAATTTGATGGGCGTGGTCTCCCGTGTTGTGCTGGAAAAAGTTGGTGCGCCAGTTGTGGTCGCCGTACGCCTTTTCAAGGTCAGCGTTGAACGTGACCGGCACGTGCTCCGTACACTCCACCTCAGAGTCCTTGTGGCCGTAGTGGTACACCGTGTGCCCGCGAGCGGTCATCATCTTACACCATTTCAGAACCTTTTGGGTGAATGCGCACGCCGAGTAATCCTTGCGTGTGATTGTGTGCGGCAGAGACAGGACGTGGAAACGCATCTGATTGAGTGTTTAGTGCGTGACATGTGTAAGCGTTTTTACATGTGGGCAAAGTAGGCGTTGACACGGTGCGGGGTCTCTGCTCCCACTAGCGGGCCCATGTCCGCTGGCGGCGGGACCATGTGGTTGGTTTTTTGCTCGTACGACGACGCGGGCTCTGCATTCATCACAACCATGCGTTCTTCGCGCGTCACAACTGGACTTTTCTGCTTGTAGTGTAGCACAACGACCGCCGCAATGGCAATCGCAAGGATGAGCATACTAGCGGGAAACCACATATTTAACTTTACCACGCTAAAAAACGAATCGGGTTTTCATAATCTAGCAAATAACACAAGCAATGGAGACGCGTGCCCTTGACACTTTGAAGGTCATCCTCAAGAATCGTGGCGTCGTCGCAAATGCGTTTGAACCCATCGGGATTGGGTCGCTCAACGAGGCGTCCCAGCACATGTTTGAGTACGGTGGGATTCTGGTGGTGATTAGCGACAAGACTCGCATCACGGAGCGCGACGTGCGCGACTACATTGCGTTTTCGGACGAGAACCAGTACACTGCGGGCATGGTGATTGTCGCACTGACACGGCCGTCCGAGTCGGTTACGGGGGCAGTGCGCAGGTACATTGCTGACCCATCACACCCTCTAATTCAACTGTTTGAGATTCGGCATCTACAGTTTGACATTTCAGCACACCGTAAGGTTCCCAACCATCGCATCCTAAAGAAGGCAGAGGCTGACGCAGTGTTCAAGGAGTTTAACGTCACGTCTGCGTCTCAACTTCCCAAGATTGACTCGCAGGACGCAATGGCGCGGTGGATTGGGGCACGGCCCGGGGACGTTGTTGAAATTACGGGACTGTGCGAGGCGTCGGGGGATAACCGGCGGTATCGGTTGTGCGTGGAGAGCGCTGCTGACGCGTAAACACATTTTGTGGCGGTAGAGTAAAATGCCCATCATATCTTTACAAGACCGCGGAGACCCTCGTGCGATTATCAAGGGACCCGCGACGGACGCGTCCATGATTACGCAGATGAAACGTCGGGCTGCAATCGTTGCGGACATTGTGTCGCATCCGACTGGACGCAAGGGAATGGGGGCAGTTGTGGACGGACAGCACACACGGGGGTTTGACGCAACCAGCGTGCGTTCAACCTTAATAAAGCACGGTGGGTCTCTTGGTTTTTTCCGTGTGGTATAAATTTGTGTGCGTGTCATAGTAAATGAAACCGTTAGACCTGATTATGGGGTTGCTGCTACTAGCAGGTCTTGGGTACATTGGGTTTTACATTTACGCAATGATCTCGGGTTGGTTAAATATCGCAAAAGAAGGTAAGGATGCTGGGGCTCCATCCGTACTAAGCGACTGCCCGTCCGACCTGGAGAAAAGTGGGGCACTCTGCTATAAGAAATGCAGAAAGGGATTTAATAGACTTGCCCAAACATGCTGGGTGAATGATGTAAAGGTTGGCGTCGGGACTATTCCCGGTAAAAAACCGTGCGATGCTGGTCAGCGCGACGATGGCACAAGTTGTTGGGAAGATGCGAAGTGCACCACAAACTGTGACTCGAACTGGAACTGGGCTGATGGGGGATACTGCCATACAACATGCGGTGGTTGTGGGTGTATAAAAAAGACCTTAATGGACAGGTCCGACTGTGGTAGCAACAAGGACCTCATTGCTGGGTTGTGCTATGACAAGTGCCCTGCTGGAATGGAGCATATTCCAGGTATTCCTACGCAGTGTCGACCCATTGGAACTAACGAGTTATCCTATACGGATGTAAACAACCCCGGTATTGTAATGAGATGCCCGGCTGGGAAGAAGGCGGATGTTGCCGGTGGATTGTGTTATGACGATCCTGGACCCGGATACGGCAGCATTGTAGGAGGACGGGCGTATAAAGACTGCCCTGCTGGTTCAAAGGACATTGGGTTGTTATGCATTCCAGGACTGGGTGATACCCCGTGGTATTTGAGCATATACATGCTTGGAACTGCTATTGTAGCGGTGGGTGCTGCCTTGATTTATTTCCGTGTTCGTTCGATTCAAGCTAAATCGGAAGGAGGAGGTCGCACACGTAAAACAAAAACTCGTAAATAATAAGCAATGAAGGGCATCTTGAAACAGTTGAAACAGCACGCACCTGCAGTGTTGATTGTGGGACTGATTGTAGGGTATGCGTTGTACCAGCAGTTTCCTACACGTGAAGGACTCACAGTCGACGGAACGGTGCTGAAAGATGGTGATGTTGTACTGTGCAGCGATGCTCCCATTACGTCACAGAGAGTCCCTGGGATGAACATGACATTCGATGTCACTCGTTTCGGTTTTTTACAATTTGCCATAGTGGACGGCGAAAAAATACGAAAGTTTGTAACTGACAACTTTGGAGCCGGAGGATGGACTGATGTAGCCGCATTGGTAGGTGGTACAATGAGCACAGTAAAAGTGAAATGTAATGCGATACCCACCGCCGTAGGACCAGACATCACGTCATCCGCACAGTACACCGTTATAAAGAATCGCGCTGCCGCTGCTGCCGCTACGCCTTCCACTGCTGCCGCTACGCCTTCCACTGCTGCCGCTACGCCTTCCACTGCTGCCGCTGCCGCTACGCCTTCCACTGCTGCCGCTGCTGCTGCTACCCCTACTGGGTTAACGATTCTTAATAAAACGTTCAAAAATGGGGATATTATAGCATGTGTTGATTCAACACAACTCCAGAACACTAAGTATGACAACATGAGAGCAATGGTGGTTGGTGGTAAGATACGGAGGTTTATAGCTCGCAACTTTGGAGGGAGGTCTGGCATATATGATCTCACAGGTGCTGCAGGTACTGTTCCAACTGCACGGTGCAATTATGCAAGTGGAAGCATAGGAGACGACATTGTAACTGTTGCGGATTACAGCATTGCAAAAGCGGCTACTGCGCCTGCTACTGCGCCTGCTACTGCGCCTGCTACTGCGCCTGCCACTGCGCCTGCTATCGATGAAGAAGAAGAACTAATCAAGGAAAAGGAACTAGTTGATGACAAGAAACTAGCCGAGGACAAGAAACTAGACGAGAAGAAAGTAGCCGACGAGAAGAAAGTAGCCGACGACAAGAAACTAAAGACGCAACTGATGATTGTCGGTGGGGTGGTTGGGGTTCTACTGATTGGTGGGATTGTGTACGGCATGTCACGTTCTCGTTCCGGAGGTCGTCGCCGTTAAACAAAAAATCCGCAAATATAAAGCAAGGCAATGACGGGTATCTTGAAACAGTTGAAAACACACGCACCTGCAGTGTTGATTGTAGGGTTGATTATAGGGTATGTGTTGTACCAGCAGTTTCCTGTGCGCGAGAGACTTACAATTGGAGGGAGAGTGCTGAAAGATGGCGATGCTGTAGAGTGCAGTAATCTGACACTGCCAAATACCACCCCGCCTAGATTACAAGTTGGCATGGTGTATAACGACAAAATACAGAAGTTTTCAGTTCTAGGTATATCAAGTCTTGGAGGGTTGGATGCACTGTATGCCTTGCTAGGTCCTAGAGTAACTGTGACATGTGATGTGGGGACTGCAGGACCAAACATTACATCGCGTGATCAGTACGACACTCTAAAGACAACCATAGCCGCCGCCGCTGCTGCCGCTGCCGCTGCGCGTCCTGCCACTGTGCCTGCTACTGTGCCTGCCACTGTGCCTGCTACTGCGCCTGCTACTGCGCCTGCTACTGCGCCTGCTACTGCGCCTGCCACTGCGCCTGCCACTGCGCCTGCCACTGTGCCTGCCACTGTGCCTGCTACTGCGCCCGCTACTGCGCCTGCTACTGCGCCTGCTACTGCTGCTGCTACTGCTGCTGCTGCTGCTACCGCTGCTGCGAACATTAGGGCAGCAGCCGAGAGGGAAGCGGCGACAATAACGGCAGCGGCGAACGCATTAAGGGCGGATGTAGAAAGAGACCAAGCAACGGTCGCTAATAGTCAGAAAAAACTCGAAGATGATGCGGCTGCAGTAAAAGCAGAACAGTTGAGTGTGCAAAGCACCAAGATGAAGATTGAGCAGGATATCGTAGATCTAGAATATCGGAGTAAGGATTATCAAAACATGAGTAAGAAAACAAGAGAAGAGTTGGATGCTAAAAAAAAGAAACTAGAGGAGGAAAAGGATACGTTTAACATGCAAATGATGATTGTCGCGGGTGTGTTTGGCGTTGTACTGATTGGGGGGATTGCGTACAGCATGTCTTCATCCAACACTGCGGGTGGTGGTCGCCGTCGCCAATAAACAAAACCTTTTGTTAAAGATAAACATGGCAAAAACGATGAAGAGTGGTAATCTTGTGGCGTTTGTTGTAGCGTTCGTCGTTGGGTATGTGTTGGTGACGCTGGTTAACGTGCGGGTGCGCGAGGGACTGGAAGTGGTTACGTGGACGGGAACCTTCAATCCGACAACGTACCTTGCGGCAAACCCCGACATTGCTGCCGGTGTTGCACGGGGTGTGACCACCGCAGAGGGTCACTGGAACACCCATGGCAAGGGGGAGAACCGCCAGGGGTCAGGCATGACTCGGGTAGTCACGGTTACGCCTGCGCCTGCCGCTGCTGCCACTGCCACTGCTGCCGCGCGTCCTGCCACTGCGCCTGCCACTGCGCCTGCTGCTGCGCCTGCGCCTATGGCCGCTAGCGGACCTACTGTGTCTATGACTGCTGCTGCACCTGTGCCCCCTGTTGCGCCTGTTGCGCCTGCTGCCGATACTGTTGTACCTGAGAAGAAGGGCGGGATTGTCGAGTTACTTAGCACCAAGTGGGACTCCCTTCAGACCCGGTGGGACGAGGAGAGAACAAAAACCAGTAATCTGTACCTTGCAGTGATTCTCTTGGGAGTGCTGGTTGGACTGTTTGTGCTCTTCATAATCTACCGCTACGCGATGAAGTTTGTACCCGCAGCGGCACCACCCTCCACTCCGTATGGCACCGCCCGCCGTCGTTAAACCGTCTGTTCTCACTTCTGTTAAATAAGTAATGGACATTCACGACACGCGCACGGTCGTTGATTTTCAAAAATTCACGTTTTCGGGACACTTGCGGTCGCACGTGTACAAGGTCATTGAAGAAAACATTAAACTCGGACACGCAGACTACGCTTGCTATTGGGTGTTGGAACTCATCTGCTCAGGACTGGTGCACTCCATGTGGAGCACAATGTTTGAGTGTGCTGCAAAGCACATCAACCGTGCCTCGCCCAACGTGTTCCTCTACCTAGTGGAAAAATACGAGCGGTTTTCAACCTACGAGGGACAGTACTCCACACTATCAATGACGGACATCCGCAACAACTCGGATGTGCGGACGCTTGTGTGTGAAACGGCGGCGTCGCTCGCCCTGTGCCGTAAAAACAAACTTCCGCCCCTCCCTAAAATCAAACCACAGCATGATTTTCACCCCGTCACCATCCAAGAGTCGCTAAAGGCACCCTCGTCGCAGTACGGGCATGCACTCGCGTTGAAGGAAGACCCTCTGGAAATTTACGTGCCCATCAACGAGCTCGTGTACTGCCTGCGTCCCGAATCGCGAGACCTCACGCGGTCGCTGTACTGGACTGCGTGGCTGCTGAAGTACGCGAGTCAGTGCAAGAAGGAGCACAAGGTGGAGTTTGCGTGTGCGCATCGGCCCTCTACGTATGTGGACGGGCGGTTCTCGCACCACATTGTGTGGATGCTGTGGGAGGCGGTGATGCAAGCCGCAAAGGCGTCCCCTCAAGCAGGACTGTTGGCACCCTACATGGACGCGCTATTCAAACTTCACTGTTTACGCTGGACGCCTGCAGTGATGAAGGCTCGCACCGTGTTTTTAACCACGGCAATGATGCTGGTGTGCGAGAGCACCACGCTGGACATTCACGCCAAGGTGCCGCACGACATTATGACCATTCAAAACGTGACAAGCAATATTCCGCAGTGGATATCGGCAATCATCCACACGAAAAAGACGTTTGGGTAAAACGGAAACGAGCGGGCGGGTGGATAGACACACATTATTGCAAGATGAAGGTCCTAATCTTTGACACGGAGACCACCGGTCTGCCCATCAAGCGTGTGGGTGCGTCTGCTGGCCCTGACAACTGGCCGCACGTGGTGTCCATTGCGTGGATGGTGCTCGATTCCGACACCAACAAGGTTCTAACACAAAAGTCGTACGTGGTCAAGCCGGAGACGTGGACAATCCCAGAGGAGTCCACTGCAATTCACGGCATCATCCATCGGTATGCCGAGCGGTACGGTGCCGACCTTGGGGCTGTTATGGACGAGTTTCTGGGCACAGAGTATGACATTATGGTCGCACACAATTTAGTGTTCGACGAGAATGTCTTGGTGAATGCGTTGTTGTGGGATTTGAAGCGTGAGTTTCCTGGGTTCACAAAGCCAAAGTTCTGTACCATGAACCTGTCTCGCGACATGTGCCGGTTGCCGTACCCAAGTGGCTACGCTGGAAACAAGCCGCCCAAGCTGACAGAGCTGTATGAGCACGTGTTTCACAAGAAGCCGGTCAAGTCGCGACTACACGGGTCGTTCTACGACACCAAGATTCTGAGCGACATTCTGAAAACGTCGCACGTTCTGCGTGCCCAAATTGGTTTAAGTGTTGCACCCGCTGTACATACAAATGAGGGTGCAGCGGCGTCCAGCGACTACATCCCTGTCTAAATTCACAAATATAACCCGAGCATGGTGCGACGACGGATGGTGTTACATCCCACAACTTCAACAACGTCAGAAGTTTTTTTACTCGGCAGACCCTAACGTGTTTACCCTGACGGTAGAGCCGTGGACGGGCGTTATACCGCTGCCGGTGCACTTGGAAGAGGGGCTGAGGTACCATCGGGTGTCGCCTCTGGTTTGGCAGGAGGAAGGGCCTTGGGGGAGCGAGTTATACGAACAGTCCATCCCCAGCAAGACACAACCTTGCCGTCCAGTGCCTCATCCAGTTTCCTGATTTCTTCCTCAACGTCCTTCTTGACCTCCTTTTTCACTTCGTCAACTACGTTCTTTCCAAAGCAGCTCATTTTATTTAGTACCTGCGTGAATTTCTTTAAGTTTTAGACCTAGGCGTTCAGTAAAGAATGGTCTTCTTAGATGTGTTATACGTTGGAGCAGCGACCGTCCTTGTGATGGTTGCCCTACACGTCCTCATGTACGCCGTGATGCGGGTGGCGTACCCTCCTGAACCTAGAATCATTTACCGCGACGTGCCCGTACAGCACCAGCAGCAGATGCCCCAGCAGCAGGTCCAACCCCAACACTTCCCGCCGCCCCCGCCCCCACCGCCCGTCTCTTTTCCGGCACCGATTGAGACCAAGAAGGTCGCTTTCACGGAGCAGAAGGAAGAGATACAACTGCCAGAGTATGAAGCCCGTATTATCCCGTCTTCATCGTCTCTACGATTGGACGCCGGTCTTCCGGACGGTCTTCAAGAAACCCGCCCCCCCGGGACTTGAAACGTTCAAGGTCCCTCAAACCCCCGGTAAACCGGGGTGGATTGTTCTTACATATGAAAACAACATTCCCGTGTGCGTATGGATCACGCCACAGGAGTGTTTAACCCTCCCCATGTGCTGCGACGAACGCATCTGCAACGACACGCTGCTGCGTGTAGAAAAGGTGGGCCCAACCGAGTTTGTCGTGTCGGATATTTGGATGTACAATTCAAACTGCGTGTTTGTGTGCTCAACATTCCAGCAGCGGTACGAGTGGTTGAAGGCGTGGTTGCCCGCGTTCACATCGCACGTGCCTGGTGCTACAATCAAACTCACCCACAAGTCGGACTGGGATGGACGGTGCCGGGGGTACGAGGTGTACACGCACGAACTTGGAAAATTTGGGTATTATACCGACGAAGAGGCAGGAGACGTTGTCACGATTGTCAAACTAAACATCCCCGACTGCTATGAAATCAAGGGTGGGCGTGGGTACCTGCGCGTGCCCGACCTAAAACTATCGCAGTACCTGCGCACGCTGGGCGACGAGTTCAAGGCTGCGTGCATTGACAACAAGGATGGGAGTTGGTCGCTCGTGGTTAAGTAATCATCTTCATGGTGATGTGCATTGACTCAACCTCCTTGGCGAGCACACCCATTGCGTGTGGGATGGTGAGCTGCGTGGTAACCGTGTCGGGTCCCGCGTCAAACATGCCTCGCTCTGCGTCAAACAACGCTACCGTGGCGTCGCTGCGGTCCATCAGCGACTCGTGCAAGAACTTGGAGACGCCGTGTGAAATCAACGAGTCCCGCTCCATCTCGCCGATGCGCAGGCCGCCTTCGTCGGACCGTCCCTGTAGCGGCTGGTGGGTGAGCAGCGTCTTGGGCCCCGTGGAGCGGTAGTTGATTTTGTCCTCCACCATGTGCTTCAAGCGGAGGTAGTACGTGGGCCCCATAAAGATTTCTGTTTGGAGCATCTCGCCCGTGTGGCCGTTGTACAGAAACTCGTGGCCCTGTGGGTGGAACCCCGCCTTTTCAAGCAGGTTTCTGATTTCCGGCACACGGTTGGACGCGGAAAAGGGCGTGGAATCCACGGTACACCCCATGTGGACGCCCAGCTTGGTGGTCATGGACTCTACAAACTGCCCAATCGTCATGCGAGAGGGAAACGCGTGCGGGTTCACAATCATGTCTGGCCGTATGCCGCTCGCTGTGAACGGCATGTCCTCCTCTGCAACACGCATACCTACGGTACCTTTTTGTCCGTGGCGGGCACTGAACTTGTCCCCAAGCACAGGAATACGAGGTTCAGCGATGCGGATTTTCACGCCCTGGACGTTCTCTGACGTCGTGTACACTTGAACCCCGTCAATGACGCCGTGCTGTCCGCGCTTGGGCGTGTAGGAAACGTCCGTGTACCCCGTCAGCGTGCCTGCAGCGTCGTAAATAGGACTCACAATCCCCACGAGCACCGTCTTGTCGTCGACTTTCACACCGGGCCGAATGATGCCGTTGGCGTCCAGCAGGTCGTAGTTATAACCCTCCTTGCGCACCACCGTGTCGCGGTACTTTGGGTTGACCGCCAGGTTTGCAATCTCCGTGTGCGTCTGTATCACCGGGTCCAACATGCTCTCAGACGCGTCGTACGAGTGGTAGTACGTTGTGTGAAACAACCCACGTTTCAGTGCAGCGTCGTTCAGCAGAATAGAGTCTTCCTGGTTGTACCCCGTGTATATGGCCAACGCCACAATTGCGTTTTCGCCGTACGGCAGGCAGCCCAGCATGGGGTTGTACGTCCACGTGTGACTCAGCGGGCGCTGGGCGTAGTTCAGCAGGGTGGCGATGGTGTCAAACCGCTTACGGAACGCCGTGTTGAACCACGAGCACGCCTGCTTCGTTTGCTGGCACGAGAACATGTTACGCGGTGCCTGGTTAAAATCGGCGTGCGGGATAATGCTGCCGCTTGCAGAGAACATGACGAGTCCGTGAATTTCAGATGGTTGGGTGGTTGCAAACGGCTGCATGGACAGTTTGGTGGTGTCAGTCTCCTGTGGGTCAATGTACTCAAACAGGGCGTCCATGTCATCCCAGGATTTAGCGGCAAGCACGCGGGCTTCAGTGGTGCCTTTGCGGTACACGGGACGCAGGGGGCGTCCAGCGTCAGACCAAATAATATACTCGTTGTTTTGGCGGTTCCAGCTCAAGCACACGGACGCAGGTAGTCCGCCCGAGTGCCGGGACTCTACCAACTGTGTGTGGATGGTTTCCGTGTCTTGCGTGAACACGCCCACCAAATCCGAGTTGACGTACACCTTGCTCCATCGCGGGTCCCACGTGGACGGGTGAATGCTGGACGTTGGCATGAAGGCGGGTTTGTCCCGAAGCACGCCCATGATTTTCTGCGTGGGGGTTGCTGTGGACAGTTTGCAGAACAACGTCATGGACTTGATCATACCAATGTTGCGTCCGTCAGGGTTGTCGGTGGGGCACATGTACCCCCAAGAGCTTCCGTGGATGCGCCGCGTCTCGATGATCTTGGACCCACGGTCCATCTTTAGGTTGACGCGCCGTAGGTGTGCCACCGTTCCCAAGTACGCCAATCGCGACAGCTCCTGCGACACGCCGTCGCTTCCACCCCACTGCCCTTTGAACGACTTTTCAAACCCGTTCAAAAACGCGTACGACCGCCAGTAGTACCCAATGTTTTCGTCCTGGACTAGGTCTGTAATCTTTTTGCCGGCGTACACGTTCTGCTCAAAGTGGATGCGCGTGTCCAGCTCCCGCAGCATGCGCTGGGTGACCTCTTTGAAAATACGCCGAAACTCTTCAAAGCACAGGTCGCCGGACGCACTGAGGCGCTTGAACCTGAAGTGGTCCCGGTCCGTGGGCGGCTGAAACTGCAGGGCAACATCCATTGCCATACGCAGCATGTGGCCCAGCAGGTACGCCTTGCGACGGTACATTGCAGCCACAGAGTCCTCGGGGGTGCAGTGTGGGAACATCTTTTCAGTGAGGTTCAAAAACACGCTGGCAGGACTGCGCTCCCGCGTTTGGGTGCGGAGCATGTACAAGTCCCGGTCGTCGTCGCGCGGGAACACGCCTGCATCAATGTACTTTGAGTGCGACAGCACGAGCTCTTGAAACATTCCGTCGTAGCGCGTGCGCTCTGACGCAGGAACCCCCGTAAGCAGCACGTCGTAGATGTCTTGGTCGGAGTGCACACCCAGCGCACGGAACACGCTCATAACCGGAACAGGGTTGGCGAATCCAGGCAGGGTTATAACGGGCACGCGGTTCAAGTAGTACTTGTCCCAGTTGGGCGTCTTGTCAATCATTGCAGGGTCGTCGGGCGTCTTGCCCTGGGGAGGAATCACTAAAAAGTGGGAAAAGGGTCCCATGGTTCCGTCCTCGGACGCTGACCGAACGCCGCACACGTGCTCAAACTCGTCCACAGTGGGACCACCTCCCACCTTTTGGGGGGCTTCAGCGTACGACTTGACAGTGACTGCCTGCGGCACATGCTTACGCTTTGACGCGTAAAACATGTTGTTTCCAAGCGTCTCCTGCGTCAGCAGCACCTTCTCTGCCCCTCCAACGATAAAGTACCCGCCCAACTCAAACACACACTCTGACGCGTCACGCAGCTGGTCGGGCGTCATGGTCGCGAGGTAGCACAGGTCGCTCTTCAACATGAGCGGAATCCGCCCAATCAGCACATTCTCAAACTTGCGCGTAGTTTCCACGCCGTCCACGGTGTACACCATATCAATGCCTCCACGCACATCCAGGGCGTACGTCTTGTTCCGAAGGCGGCAATCGTGCGGCATCACGGGTTCGTTAAGAGGACCGTCTGTGGGCGGGGAATACGTTACATCGCGGCCGCCAATGTACACGTCAATCCGCCGACCGTCCGCCAGCACCAAACGGTGCGGGTTTGAACCCTTCAAGAACTCTGGAATGCGTATACCCAAAAAGTCTGCATATGAATCCAAGTGGTGTTTAACAAGTGGATTCAATGTATCTTTAAAAAACGTGTTGAATACGTGCTTTGCCGCCATTCGCTTTACTTGTAATTAGAAAGTATGTTAAAATGCTCACGGCGGGGCTCGAACCCGCGACCACCAACTTATAAGATTGGGACTCTGACCAACTGAGTTACGTGAACACTTGCTATACACTTCCAATCTTTAAACCATATTACAGGGGGATGAAATATCCGCCTCCGCCAAGCATGTTGGTAAACACGCGGTCGCTGTAGTTGTCCGCCTGTACACACAACTGGTGTTTTGACACGTAAATCTTGTCGCGCTCCACAAGGTTGTACGGTGGTGTCGGGCGGTTCATGGGAATGTCAATTGTGTAGTAGTCATCCCCCGTCTCGATGAACTTGTCCCGGCACATTGTGTAGTAATCCAGCATGGTGGGATAGTACCACTTATTAATCAGCGTGCCCGTGTCTTGGTTGAACCCCACGGGGCGCACAAACCCCACAGGGTCGTCGTTCATATAGTAGGTTGCTAGGGTTCCGAACCAGAACCCAGCCCAATCTGGCGGCGCATCTCGTAGGAAGTTGTTGATGCCCGCCTCGAAATCGTCCTTTGACGCTACAAATTTACAGTCATCCTGTAGAATCATAATCCGGTCGTACCCCTGCTCCATTGCCTTTTCAATACACCTGCGATGCCCCTCTGCAATCCCTGCGTTCCCAGAGTTGTGTGCTGTAATAATCGCTCCCTCTACAATTTCAACCTTGTCCATCACACCCATGCGCTCAAGCTCTGCCGTGATGCTTGCAAGTCGGTCGGTCCGATGCTTCAAATTCAGCACGTATATTTTCGGCACGTCAAGCATTTACTAAAAAAGCATATACGTATGTGAAAGCGTTAAGTACACAATGCTGTCCGAGTCGTTACGCCCCACCGTTCTCGACGATATTGTAGGACATGAGCAACCCAAGCAGGTGTTGACCGCCTACCTCACAAAGAAACCCTTTACAAACGTGGTGTACCTAACCGGCCCACCTGGCATTGGGAAAACCACGCTGGCACTCTGCGCCGCCCGCACGTACGAGTTTGAACCGCTTGAAATCAATGCAAGTCGGTCGATTCGTAGTTTTGAAGACGTTGAAAAACTAAAAGACACGTGTCGGTCGTCCGTGAGCATCCACGCATTCATCCGAAACGAGCGTACAAAACTAAAGTGCGTCATCTTGGACGAACTGGACGGCAGCGACCCACACGCCCAGCGCCGGGTCATGGAGTGGATAAAGGACCCCACACGAAAAGTCCCCATTCTGTGCACAGGAAACGACGTGCCTGCACTGTTCAAACGAAACTCTGACATTGTTGAAATCGTGCGGTGCCACCCGCCTCGTCCGTCGGAACTCCAGTCGCTGTTCCCGCACGACGACATCAAACTCCTGCTAAAAGAGTGCCACTACGACGTGCGTCGCATTCACCACAGACTGCAGTACGGAAAATCCGACACGATTCCAAAGTATGTCCTGCCACCCACGGGACTGCCGTGCGAGGAGACGTTTATTCGCCATCAGGCACTGTTTGAGGTGCCGGATCCGCTTGCGGCTGCGTTCGCACGTCATGCCGACACACTGGGCACCGCACACTCATTGAAAACCACTGGTTGAAACATCCACCGTGGTACATGTGCCCACAGTGGCGAATCTGTGTGGCGTTGGAGGTAACCATGTCCTGGCAGATTGCACATACCGTGTTTGCAGGCGGGTCCGCCACCACCACGGTTGACTGGTGCAGTTGACCAGAGGTTGGCATCACTGCAACCGGGTCAAGAAACGTGCTCGCCGCCCCGATTGCAAAAAGTCCACTCGCTGCAGTTAACCGCAGGTTGCTCTGGTGGACCCGGTTAATCAACTCAAGGTACCGCAACTCATTCATTAAAAAAGCATTCATCATCATGTCCCGACCGTTGAACCGGTTAATCCGGCGCAGCATGTCGTTTCTCCCATCAATCAGTCCTGAAATCAACGCGATAATGTCATCCTCCATATTACCGTGTTAATGCGCGTCATTTGAAAATCCCTACCGCCGCATATATGCGTCCATTGACGTTTGAATTGGTTTACCTAGTGCTCGTAGCACGTGCTTTGAACCCATAAACATCAACTCCTCAAGTTCCTTCTCCTTGCGCTTCAGGGTGCGCAACTGTGCCTCCTCAAACGCTTCTGCTTCCGGCATTGTCTCAAGCGCCTCCTCGTAAAACACATTAAACACACCCTTGTAATTCACTCGGTCCTTGTACCCCTCCAACTGCTCCAGCGCCAGTGCAAACATTTGTGCAACCGGGTTCTGAATCTGATTCGTAATGTAAAACTCAGTGTCGGGCTTCAGGTTGTGCTCCCGCACGTAGTCAACCTGCTCAATCTTGTCACCCTGCTTCTTGTTGTCCTTGCGTTCAGCAACGTAGATGTACGCAAGACGGTCGCCCACCTGCGGCTTGTTTCCAGGGTCACGCTCCGACATTCGGTCCGCCAGCACACGGTGGGCAATCTGTCCAGGGATCTTGTAGTCGTCCCGCAGCTGCTTTGTGATGATAAACTTGTCCAGCGGAATCTCATTCTTGAGAATCTTTACCAGCATGTCTTGGACGTACCGCTGTGCCTTGCGAATGTCGCGTTCCTCCATCAGAATGTCCAGTGCGCCTCCAAACACGTCCTTCACGATGGGCGCATTGTCCCGGCGCTTCACTGCAATCCCCATGGACTTACGCTTGGGTTTCTTGGTCGCGTCGTCCTCGTACATCATGCCCACGTACCGCTTCCTACAAAACAGAGCAAACGGGAAGAACGTCTTTTCGTACTCAATGCGGTGCGCCTTGCGTCCTGACGCGGTAATCGCGTCTGCAGCCTTGCGTGCCATGTCCATGGACTCTTGTAGGTTCTTTGTAGGAAACTTGATAAAGATGGAATCCGTGTCGCCATAAATCACCTGTGCATCAAACTGCGTCTCTACAATCTCCTTTGCGTCGTAAATCTTTTGACGCCCGACTGCCGTGGTACACGCCGCGATTTCAAGCTTGCGAATGGGACTGGTACGCGACCCACATTGACCGTAGATGGAGTTTGCAACCACCTTGTACGCCAGCTGTAGTCCGTTCAGCACCGATTTTTGTGCGTCGTCCTCCGTGCTCTCCATCAGCTTGCGCGTCTCCTTTCGCTTCTTCAGCAGGGTATCCAGCGTGATGGGAAGCAACCCCACCGTCAGCGGGTTGGTCTCATTGGGCTGAACAAACCCACACACAATGCGTCCATTGTCCACGTCGTACGCCACTTCATCCACAGTATACTCCTCTGCCACCTTCTCCAATCCCTCATGATTGGTCTTCTTGCCGTTGCCGTCAAACGTCTTGATGTACGCCAAAGTATCCGGCGACAAGTTGTAGGCAATCATGTTGGACGGATATAGCGAGTTGAAATCAAGCACGGGGATGGGTTGGTCCAAGTACATGCCAATCTGCGGCGGCAGAACGATTGCACCCTCGTAGCTAGTGTCGCCGCTGATGCTTTCCTGCGTCATGATGATTTGGTTGCGCTTGGACGCGTTGTACACCACAGCAGAGTAGATCTTGATGCCCTGTCCTCGCAGGAAGATGTACTGAATGGGAACCCGACACACGTCTGCCATTCCCCGTGCGTTTACCAGCGTGTCCAGCTTTGCAATGAGCGTCAACACTAGGTCGCAGTCTTGGATACAGTACTTTGCCACGCCTGCCCGGTCGTCAGCGTTTCCACGATGCGATGCAAACATTTCCTGCGGACTCACGTCATCCTTGGCAAACGACCACTCGAGTTTGCCGATTTCATCTCGGGTCAAATCCGCGTCAAACAGGTACTGCCCAGGCGGGAGCTCCACGACAAACTTCTTGGGGTGTACCTCCTTCACGTGAAACTTTTGACCGTCGCGGTATGGGTTGGACGTGTTGGTAACCACGTCAAACCGAACAAGGTTTCCTGCAAACAACCCACGCGTGCTCTTGGTGTGGATTTCGTAGAGTTGTGTCTTTTCTCCAGTAACAAAGTCGGTCACCTTGTCGCGCAGGAACGTGTTGGCCACGCTGTCTAACTTGTAACTGTCCAGGTTCTGCTCCCGCCGAATGCTGAGGTACAAGTCTACATTCAGCCGCCCCGGCATGTCAATGTAGCGAACAGCAAACTTTCCGCTGGCAAGTTCAAACGTCTTTTTCACCGTCTTGACGTGCTCCCGATGGTCTCCCCACTGCTTGGCGTCCACCCGCCCAAACTCTAGCATCAGTCCACAGTGTCTGGCACGCTCAGCAATGTACCCGTCGTCAAACCCGAACGTGTTGTACCCCGCCAGAATGTCTGGGTTGTTGGTGCGAACACACGCAGCAAACGCTTGTAGCAGGGCGCGCTCGTTCTTACAACTCACAAACTGAACGCTGGGGTCGGTTGAAGGGGTTACGCTGCCCGACACAAACACGATGCGCTCTACGGATTCCAGCAGCAAGTCGCTCCACCGAAAACTCACACCAATTTGGATGATTTGGTCTTCAGGGTTTGTTGCAACCGGAAACTGCCCCGTGGCAGAGTACACCTCCAAATCGTAGGCTGCAACGTACAGCGGGATGGTTGTGCTAAGGTGAGGAGCAACGAGTTTGTAGTCGCACGTATACGTCACATCTACATTCACATCTTCATCGTTTGAAAGCTCGTTGGGGGTGAATTGAATGGGCGATGCTGGCTGAATGTCGCGCTCATGAAACAGGCGAATGTAGGGTGGCAGGTCTCCCTCATACACGTCTTCTGTCTCTGTCTTTCGCTGACCAATCTTGAGCGCTTTGAGAAGCTTTACGACACTCTTGAACGTCCACAGTGACGGGCACTCAATCTTCCACACCTTGGTAGGTGCTAGAAACGAGAACCCCCGCATAGCGTCAAGTTTGTGCTCAGCCGTAATTTTGAGGTTGCGAAGCGGCTTGTCGCTGGCAGAGTCTAATGCTGCCTGAATTTTGCCAGGCGTCTCGCCGTCAGCGGCACGCAGGTACACGTACGGCTTGAACCCGGTGAGGCGCAGCATGGCAATGTCGCCGTCGTTTGTGCGCCCAAACACGTCCACAACGTACACGTACTTTGCGTCATGCTCAATCCAGTCACACGGTTGGAGATACATGTTGAATAACTACCTACAAACTGCTTTAAGTCTATCCGTTTTCTTTCTGTGAATCACTGTAAAGGGCAGACATGGCGTATTTTTATGCAACCACCCGAGGAACTGCCTCACCTCCCACTTCCGTTCCTTCCACGCAGCAGCAGAGCGGGTGCGGTGGAGCGAGTATTTTCCATTCAACCGCGGAGTACCTTGGCATAATTCCGCGTGGAAACGTGGGAAATGCCCCTGAATCGGGGTGTGCCGTGGACACGCAAAGCCGCCTGATGTGGGGCGACCCCGGCACTGCTCGTGAAAAGGGCCCCCAACAGGTGTTCCCACGCCCGTACGCAACCACCCCCTTCATGGCGCTCGGAAGCGTGGAGGACGTGCCCAGTCAAAACGCGGTGATTTTCGGGCACTCAACCGCCAACCGCAAGAGCATTCAGACGGTGTCAGACACGCAGTTCCCCGTGTTTGAACCGCTTATTCAGTCAAAGGCGGATGACATTCCGGCAAACAACTACTTTGTGGAACCGTTTCTGCGTGGAGGACTTGCGTCTCGTCTGATTTCAAAGCAGCGGGTTGATGTGACGCAGTGATTCCACGCTGAATGTCGTTGTCGATAGACTGCATGGTGCCGCGCAGGGCTTCCACCCGCTCTTCTTCTGGCGTCTTGTCCTTGCGAACAAACTTGCGGGGGGGCGGGGTGCTGGTAGGCGCACGGGCCATCAGCGCATCCACTGCGTCAACCACATCCTCCGTCTCTTCGTACGCCTCCCGTGCCTGTTCCTCTGAGCATCCCGCAAGGGAACAAATCATCATGATGGGGTCTGACATTTTTTTACTGTCAAAATGTAAATACCGTGAAGATGCGTTTCATCGACAGTCTATGCCCTCCTGCTTTGCTGTATTTGTTGTTTGTGACGATTCAGGTCGCTGTGGACCTGTCTTTAGGGTTGGTGGGGGTTGCTACAGTGAAGGGCGCGTTCGGACTCGCAGGCACGTACATCCTGAACACGCTGTGCAGTGTTCAACTGGGCGCAGTGTCGTGGGCCATTGTTGCCACGCCCTTTTTGATTACAGCAGCCGCTGTTGCGATCGGACTGGGGTTGTCCATGCAACCCATTATCATTGCTACAGAAGAGTTGACGCCCGACGTGAATGACAGTACTGACGATATTGTAGTGACAATGTCGCAGGAATACCCATTTTCATCCAACGCAGTATTCTAAGACAATGTCATCCTCGGTTATCGAACAGCTCCGTCGGGTTGAGAACGATACGTGGGCGCGAAACCGTGCGCGGCGCCGGGCAATGGAGGTGCCTCCCAGCGTGTCGTCTCTGCTGTACAAGTTGTACACCGCCGTGTTTTGGTGTAGTCGGCGTGTGATGAACACGCTGTTTCACGACGAGTCCACTGAGCGCAAGACGATGATTCTAGCGCTACCCGCTCCCAAGCACCCTTGGGTGTGCGTTCTGGCAAAGTCGGATGGTGAGGAGTACGACATCACGGACATTGTCAATTCTGCGGTAACGCCCGGGCAGTGCGTGACTCCCGAGTGGCTGTCCCATCTGATTGATATTCCAAACGCAAACGACGTGGTGTGGGAGTACGTGGACAGCACGACGTTTGAAGTTGACAAAATCACATCCGCCGGAGTAGTAAATGAAATCAAACCCAAAGCTCATTAAGTATTTTTTATTCAACACAAAAAGGTATTTCGTGGACGCAGAGCGATACATTGAGTTGTCCAGCACATTTAGCGAGGTATCATGGTGGACGCTCGTGGACATGTGGTTCCCGCTCGTGTCTGTGATTCACTGCGTAGTGACAAAAAGTTTGCCTGATCTTTTCTTTTTGTTGGGACTGTACAAGTCTTTGAAGTTGTGGGCGCAGTGGCATGAGTACCATGCGCTCAAATACCAGTTGGGAGAATGGCGTGAGATTGTGAATGCAGTGGGAGGACCGTACATTGCAACCAACAACCCACTGTATTTGCCATACGTGTTTGCAGACGGGATGCAGCGTCTTCAGAACCTACACATCCGTCGTCACGTGGGGGTCCCCGGCCTGACCGTTCCATCCAGGCCACCAGCTGACCCCCCAGTTACCACTACCACTGTCGTCGGATAGTTCGCGTTCGTACTGCTCAGACGTAACCGCAAGGTCCTCAGGCCGCAAGAACATCTCGTAGTACTCGTCGTCAATAGCGTAGGCATCATTGAATATGAACGTACGCACCGACTCGATCGTGTCTTCCGAGTCAATGTCCATCCCAATCAGACACACGTCGTCTGTCAATTCCCAATTCTTCGTCGCAACAAGTTCGTTTAGCCTTACTAGGAACTTGTTGAGATGTGCGTGGATGCCCGCAAACTCGACCGACTTGCGAGTGTGGTTCACAAAGAACTCCATTTTTACCTCAGTGTCTGTACAAATTTAAAAATTCGTTTTTCACGCCTTGTTGTTAAAATCCCCGAATGCCGCACTGTCAGCAGCAGACCCCTTAATGTCTACGGGCACATGGTCAGCGATTCCACGCGAACCAGTCCCCTGAAACGACGCCGACACACTGCCGTACGCCGCTCCACCCTTCTTCTTCATGGTTTTCTTGCTCTTCTTGCTCTTGCTCTTGCGACGCTTGCTGCCGCCCTGCACGTGCGAAGGTGTCGCAGTCTCCTGTCCCGACTTCCACTCCATGGCCCCGGGAGCGATCGCTCCATTCGCCCCGTAGTACCCACCCCGCTTACGACGCATCGTCTTCTTTGCGGACCTCTTCTTGTGCGGCATTTACTCATAGTCCATAAAATTAAACTCAAACATGGAGTTGTACGACCGTGAATTCCACGAGGACATTCAGCGTATAGAGCAACCCTTTATGGAACGCTTGGCAGACTACATTTCAAAGCATATGAGACCGGACGTTCTCATTGACTTTGGGTGTTCAAGCGGAGTGCTGCTGCGGGAAGTCAAAAACGCAATGCCAGACATTGAGTCTGTGGGGTACGAGTTTTCAGACGCAGCGGTACAGCACGCGCTGTGCCCCGACGTTATTCAGTTTGACTTGACGATGCCCCTGGAGCGCGAACGCAAACCAAACACGCTTGGTGTGTGCTTGGAAGTTCTCGAGCACATTGACGACTCCCAGTGGGAACCCGTGCTGAAAAACATTGCAAGGTACTCTGACCGAATTCTGTTTTCTGCAGCATTCCCCAACCAACCCGGCACAGGACACATCAACTGCCGCCCCAAGATTGATTGGATTCGTCGGTTTCACTCCCTAGGGTGGGTTGTGGACCACGACCAAACCACGTGGATGTTTGAGTTTATACGCGCGGGGTACTACATGGGGTGGTTTACGTGCAATGCCATCGTGTTGGTTCCCGCGTGAAACGGATTTTCGTATAGACAGTGTATAGAATGCACGATACAACCATGGAGCATATCTACGTAATTAAGCGCAGCGGCGTGCGTGTGCCCGTGTCTTTTGACGAGGTCCTCCAGCGCATTCGGTGCCTGAGCGACGGATTGGACCACGTGAACCCTGACATGGTTGCGCTGAAGGTGTGCAACCAGCTTCAAGACGGGATGAACACGAGTCAGCTGGACGAGTTTGCAGCAGAGACGTGCGCCATGATGCAGGGGCGCTTCCACCCCAACTACGGAAAGCTGGCCGCCCGCATTCTCATCAGCAACCACCACAAGAACACGCCATCCACCCTGCTAGAGTGCGCAGAGGCACTGTATCATGGGGGTGTTCAACTCATTTCAGAGGAGCAACACGCGCTCATTTGTAGCCACCATGAGACCTACGAAGCCATGCTGGACTACTCGCGGGACAACATGTTTGACTACTTCGGGTTCAAGACGCTGGAGCGCGGGTACCTTCTGCGTCAGGGCGACAAGACGATTGAGCGCCCCCAACACATGTGGATGCGTGTTGCAATCCAGATTCACGGCAGCAACTTTCAGCGCGTGAAGGAGACGTACGACGCACTGTCGTTCGGGTACTTTATTCACGCCACGCCCACGCTGTTCAACTCGGGCGGGCTGCGTCCTCAGTTGTCGTCGTGCTTCCTTCTCACCATGAACGACGACTCTATCCAGGGAATTTACAAGACGCTGGGTGATTGTGCACAAATCTCAAAGTGGGCAGGTGGAATCGGACTGTCCGTCCACAACATCCGCGCACGGGGGTCAAAGATCAATGGAACCAACGGCGAGTCTACCGGTCTGGTGCCCATGCTGAAGGTGTTCAACGACACAGCCAAGTACGTGAACCAGGGCGGGAAGCGCAACGGATCGTTTGCGATTTATCTGGAGCCTTGGCATGCAGACATTGAGGAGTTCCTCAAGCTGAAGCTGAACCAGGGAGCAGAAGAGGACCGCGCACGTGACCTGTTCTATGGTCTGTGGATTCCCGACCTATTCATGAAGCGGCTGGAGCAGGACAAGGATTGGACGCTGATGTGCCCGCGCGAGTGCCCTGGTCTGGCTGATTGCTGGGGCGACGCGTTCGAGACGCTGTACGAGAAGTACGAGGCAGAGGGCAAGGGTCGTAGGTCCTTGCCTGCAAAGAAGCTGTGGCAGATGATTCTGGACGCACAAATCCAGACGGGAACGCCGTACCTGTGCTACAAGGACGCTGCAAACGGCAAGTCCAACCAGCAGCATCTGGGCACAATCAAGAGCTCAAACTTGTGCACAGAGATCATGGAGTTCACGTCGCCTGACGAGACGGCGGTGTGTAACCTGGGCTCCATCGCCCTGCCCAAGTTTGTAGAGGACGGCGTGTTCAACTTTGAGAAGCTGAGGCACTACACCAAGATTCTGACACGCAACCTAGACATTGTGATTGACAAGAACTACTACCCAACAGACGAGTGCAGGAAGTCCAACATGCAGCATCGCCCCATTGGGATTGGAATCCAGGGTCTGGCGGATGTGTTTGCCATCATGCGCATGCCCTGGACGTCAGACGCCGCTGCAAAGCTAAACCGTGAAATCTTTGAGAACATCTACTTTGCTGCTGCGTTGCAGAGCGCGGAAACCGTTCAACCCGGCGACGGTTGGCGTGGCGTGGAACTGTACTCCAAGTTGTCGTATCCGACGTTTGGCGGGTCGCCAGCGAGTCGTGGGCAGCTTCAGTGCGACCTGTGGGGCGACCAGCCGCGCGAGACGCCGTACCTTGACTGGCAGAACCTGCGTGATATGTCTCGCGAGGGCATGCGCAACTCCCTGCTCGTAGCCCCCATGCCCACCGCCTCAACCTCCCAAATCCTCGGAAACAACGAGTGCTTTGAGCCGTTCACGTCTAATCTGTACACCCGGCGTGTGCTTGCGGGCGATTTCATGGTGGTGAACAAGTACCTAGTGGAAGACCTGACGCGCCTAGGCATGTGGACGACAGACATCCGCACCGACATTATTGCAAACAACGGGTCGGTCCAGGGCATTGCCGAGATCCCCGCTGAGATTCGGGAACTGTACAAGACGGTGTGGGAGATTCCGCAAAAGACGCTGATCAACATGTCGCGCGACCGTGCGCCGTTCGTGTGCCAGTCGCAGTCGCTGAACCTGTTCCTTGCTGAGCCCACATATGCAAAGATTTCGTCCATGCACATGTACGCTTGGAAGCAGGGACTCAAGACGGGCTGCTACTACCTGCGCACAAAGGCCGCTGCATCCGCACAAAAGTTCACAGTGGAGCCGCCCAAGATTCCTACAGCAACCACGCCGGATTGTCTAATGTGTTCTGCTTAGTGTGAAAAATGGATTTGATTTTGATGAAACGGATGGATGGTATCAAACATGGCAGAGCAGAACTTTGATTGTGCCCGCGAGGTCCAGTCCTACTTCCCGCACTCGCCCACGGAGGACACTGTAAGGTGGCACGGCTTGTTCAACAACGGCAGGCTGATTGGCCTGTTCAAGGACCTGAACGCCGTGGTCACCGACCTCGAGTTGGATGTCAGCACAGTGTCCACCATCACCATCCCCATCAAGTCGCCTGCGTCGTGGGACCGGTATGAGTACATCACAAACGCCAACCGCATGATGGACAACTCATTCGGCACGCAGAACAACCTGGTTGAGCCCGGGTGGTTGGAGGTGTTTGCAATGTACACCATGCTGAACCCCAACCTGCTGGTGGAGAACGTCAAGTTCCGCAACGCATTTATGTCCAAGATGGATGAGTTCGTCAAGTGTGCTGGGGGCACCATCCAGTCAGAGATCATCCAAAACATTTGCCAGCCATTCCTGGTCAAGTTCGTGAAGGCCGCGTCTGCCCCTGAGAAGAACACGTACAACCTGCGTCCCCGCAAGCACATCAACTACGCAAACTAAAACAAAATACAAACACTACATCCACTCCTTTTTCAATTTTTCTCTGCGTCAAAGTACAAACAGAAATGGAACCCTACACGCCCGCTCACAACACTGCCACTACTGCCACCCCCCTCGTCGTCGTGAAGGGCGGTGCGATCAAGAAGGTTGCGCGGTTGACTCGCAAGCTCAAGGCCAAGATGAAGAAGCTGGCAGGCAAGGCGCGCAAGGTCGGTGGTGAGGCGGAGAAGGTGGTGGAGAAGGCGGAGAAGATCAAGACCGAGGCGGATGCGGTGGCAGAGGAGGTGCCGGTGACGGAGACGGAGGTCAAGGAGGAGATGGGCGTAGAGACGCCTGCCGCCGCGGACGGTGGTCGTCGTCGCCGCAAGACGCGCAAGGTTTCGCGCAAGTCTAAGCACCGCCGGTCGTTGTTTGGTCTGAAGTACTAGGCACCGGCGCAGCCTTTAGTGCCAGGATGTTCTGACCAATTTCAGACACGAGAGCAAATAGTTTCTCATTAAAGCCGTAGTGGCAACCGTTCGGTTCGGCTAGGTCGGGTGCCTTGCGTGCCGAGGACTGGAGGGGGTGAGACAAGGCAACAATCACCTCCTGTGGGCACAGCTCACGACACATGTGTTCGCGACCGCGAATAAATGCGTCGCCCTCCGTCAGTTTGGCGCTGTTGTCAAACTTACCCTCCTGCCAGAACTTGCGAGTGAAGATAAAGGTCGCCTCGGACGTGCGCAGAGACATGGCCATCGTCATGGGCGGCACGTTGATGAACGACACATACTTGCAAATGTCGTAGCAGGGGATGGTACACGTGAACGCGCACTCCTTGCGGGGTTCCTTCATGAGCATTGCGGCGCGGTACGTGATGGAGTTCTCGGGGTAAATGTCGTCGTCGTCCATCATGGCAATCACGTCGTACATTGCCTTTTCTACGCCCAGGTTACGCTTGGCAGCAATCGTAAGACCCGGCGGCGCACGAACGTAGGTTACGTTGGGGATGCCAATCAGCGTGTCCTCAATAGAGTCCTCGCCGTCGTCTACAATCACCCACTCCAACTTGTCTTCGGGGTACGACTGGATGAGGTAGCAGTACTTTGCAAGGGGCATAAACACGCGGCGGTCCTTGGTGAGCGTGACAATGGAAATGTCGGGCAGGTCTTCCTCCTTGGGAAACGCGTCCTTGAGGGCGTACGGCGACTGCTTCGTGTCCAGCACCTCGGGCAGCATCACCTTCATGCGCGCCACCCACTCGGCGTGCCGCTTTTCATAGATGGTGCGCACCGCCTCGGACGCCTTGCGCTTGTCCTTAAAACTCATCTCTGTGTACTCCTTCAGCGCCTCAATGATAGACTCCACCGACGTGTCCACCATCAGCGACATACACTCTGGGTGCTCCCGCTTTTCCTGGACGTGCCCGTACAGCACGCCGGGGCACAACTCGTCTGCAAGGTCGTCCTTGAACGGAGAAATCGGGGACAGCAGCTGAATACACCCAGACGACATGGCCTCGTTCACCGCGTGACAAAATCCCTCGGCGACCGACGTACAGATACACAGGCCGCACTCCTTCATCAGATCGTCATACTCGCCCTCACGCACGTGCTTGTTGATGAGCACCACCTTGGACGCAATCTGCTCGGGCACGTCCACCCGCGTAAACTCTGGGTTGTGGACCACGTTCAGCGTGGGCAGCTTGGCGTACAGGGTGCTGTCAAGCTCCTTGACGCGCATGTAGGCCTGAAACACACGGTGAGGCCCCCGGTAAATATTGCGCCCGATGGGCATGAGTGCCTTGTGGTAGTTCTTCTTGTCGTTCACAGGGTGCCACACCTTGTCCACAGACGTCCACCCGATGCGGCGAACCGTCGCGCTGGGGTTCAGCCGCTTGATGGTGGCCTCTGCCTCCTTGGTCTTGACCCAAATCTCATCCACCATGCTCATGTACGGTTCCCACGTCTTGTACACCCACTCAATGTTGGGAATCCAAATGTTCTTCCGGGCAAACGAAAACAGCGACGGGTTGATGACCTCTACAAACACGTTGTACTCTGCCTCGTCGCAGTGCGGGTGCATGTGCGGCACCCCGCGAATCTCCACGTCCTTGTCAAACACTGCAGTCAGAATCCCTCGCAGGATGCCAACATCCTGTGAGAGACCAGTGTGAGGGTTGAAATTTGAAATAATATTGACACGCATGCTTTGTGTATAGAACCTACTTTGGCACTAAACTCTTTACGCGTTTCGTCATACGGTGCGACACGCCCTGCCGCAGTGTCTTGGGTCTTGATTGTAGGTGGGACACATACCGCTTCCAGTCGTCGGGCGACCGTGGCACGCAGTTGGACGTGAACACGCACGGCCGGTCCCGCCACCACGACGCGTTCTGGACGCCGCACCACTTCCAAAACCCCACAACGTCTGCAATGGGTTTGCGGTCCTCCAACTCAATGTGCTTTGTAAAGTAATCACACGCCTGTTTCATCGCCTGCGACCCGTACCCATAAAAGGGACTGAACAAGTCTTTTTTGAAGCGGGCGTCCACCTCGCACACCTCCCGCCCGTTCCACCCCACACCCTCAATGGGACGAAACGCCCCCCACGACGATTCAAACACAAACAGGTTCTTGTTGTGCTTTCCGTAGACACGCTCACGAAACTCACACAACTCCATTACCTGATTTAGAAAAAGGATTTCAACTCACCTGTCCGCGTGCCAAACACGGCAGTGTTGACGGGGTTGGCGATTGCAGGCGCAAAATCCTCCAAGTCCTTGCGATAAAACATGTGAAAGTCCACCTCTGAGTAAATCTTGCCCGAGGCGTACCCCACGACTCTGCTGTTGAGCTCCTCCAGTTCCGTCGCCACCGTGTTGGGGTCGTTGCGCGAAAACATCAAGTAGTAGCTGCGCATGATGATGCGCAACTCGTCGTCGCTCTGCCGCCCAATGGAGTACTTGCCCCCGCTCATTGCGAGCACCTGATTGCGGATTTCGTTCTGCAACCGGTCAATGTTGGCAATGCTGAAAAACACGGCGTTCAGCGGCGTCTCCTTGTGGATGTGCCCCACCAAGTCCTGACGGGGGTTGTCACCGTAGATGGACCGGTTCTCAGAGTACATCTTGTATGGGCGAGCGGCGAACTGGAAAGTGGCGGGGTCGTTGATGTTGGGAACCCGACCCCCGTGCTGAGGAGCAGGGTACTGCTGCGAGGTTGACGTCAGATTGTAATGATTCTCAACCTTGGGAACGGGGATGCGTTCCATAACTGACTTTTCCATCTTATTACATCTCACGTAATTTTTCGTAGAGCGCCTGACTTATGACCTCCTCAACTTCCAGCGTCATTGAGTAGTCATTGTCGAACGACAACTCCATGCCCGCTCGGTCCAGCAACTGAATTTCAAGCTGCTGAATGTTTGTGGGCTGTAAAAACCGGTACATTTTCGTGGTGGAGTTTGTGGCTTCCGTGTCAACGATCATCATACACTTGTCCACCGTGATTGGGATCTTTGCAAACACGGTAAAGTAGGTGTTGTTTACGGTTTGCGGGGTTACGGTGCTGTAGTCGTTGATGGAGATATAAATGTAGTCGTCGCAGTTCAAGTCTGGGATGAATCGGGCGGTAAGCGTTGATGCAGGGGGTAAATCGGACGCCTGCGTCTTTCCAAACCCCATCACAAGTCCCAGCAAGTCAAAGATTTGCGGTTTTGCGTACCGGAACGTCGTGTCCTGTACCTGCGCCCCCCCTGTGACAAACAACTCGGGACTAATGAGCGGACTGCTGGAAAAATCAAAATTAAAGGTGGGCGCCCCTGAGTTGCTTTGGAATGTAACGTACCCGTCTGCGTCCGTAGAGCATGTGATGCCTGTGTATGGCGCCCCCAGTGCCGTTAACCCCGCATTCACCTGACTGACCACCAGGTTTATGGTGGGGTAGTGCTGGGGGGTTACGCTTCCATCTGCGTTATCTGGCGCAATGTCCACAACCTGGTACGTCGTGTCGGTGCTTTGTTTCACGCGGAACTTTGTGTTGCCACGGGCGGACGAAAAATTCGCAAACACGTTGGGGAGTTCAAGCGACGTGAGTTTAATGGAAATGGCGTTTCGGACTTGACGCTGAAACCGAACCACGAAATGTGAGGAAAGCGAGGTCGCTGTTGGGGTCAGCGCTGCAAGGTACTGCGATGTGCTTGCGTTTGCGCCGCTGCCCGTCGTGAGTCTAGGGTCAACGCCCGCTCCAGGCGTTACATACGCACGAAACCGAGAGTCAATGTTGAACACGTTTGTCTTGACGTCTTTGTTGTACCGAACGCTGAGTTTGCTCTTGTCTTCAAACGCTTGAGCACGAACAAGGTCTTCACCGTCGTTTCGGTTTCCAGCAAACTGGCGGTACGCGTCTTGGTCCGCAACGGGCTGCCCGTGCTCCATATTGTAGTTGTGCTCATTCACCTCATACTCCTCATCCTTGACGTCTGGGTACTCTGTCTGCTGAAACGCAAGCAGGTCCTTTGCATTTTCATCGTATTGCTGTGCCAGGATTTGTTGGTAGGTAAGTTCCATATTTAGTTAAACGAGTTAAATGTATGAAAGTGTTTTGTACAATACAACATAAATAAGATGCTGTCCGCAAGTCAGTACTTGTCGGCGCTGCAAAATGTGGCGTGTCAAGGCGCTACGGGGCCACAGGGTCCACAAGGCGCTGCGGGAGCCGCAGGAGCGGCAGGAGCGGCAGGAAAACCAGGAACACCAGGAGCGGCAGGATCCCTAGGTGCCACAGGAGTAACAGGTCCAATGGGTCCCGGTTCCTTTATCAACGAGGGATACACGGTTGCCGTTGGGTTATCCGGATCCCCCACATCCCAGGTTCCGGCGGTTTCATACTCTCCGGATGGCATATCGTGGTACACGGCGGGCGTGTCCATACCCTCATCTACGTCCGGGTCATTCAACCACGTTGCGTGGAACGGAAGCGTGTGGGTGGGTGCGTGTAACAAGGGGGCCTACACCGCGAGTCTCATGTACTCGCCGGACGGTATTACCTGGACGGCGGGAACGTACAATACGGGAAGTCAAACTGGCAGTGGGATGAATGTTGCGTTCCGTGTTGCGTGGAATGGGTCGTGCTGGGTTGCCGTTGGAGCGGGTACCAACAGTATGCTGCGATCGCAGGACGGCAAGAACTGGGTGGACGTGCCCGTTGCCCCAACCGGTGTCACATTGCGCGACATTGCGTGGAGCGGGTCCGAGTGGGTTGCCGTTGGAGCTACGGCGGGTGGTAGTCAGATATTTCGGTCTACGGACCCATTTGCTGCGTCGTTTGTCGGGGTTGGAGCGTCTCCGTTCGGAACTGGCGGGTACTCCGTTGTATTCAACGGGAGCGTGTGGTTGGCAGGAGGAAACACGATTGGAACATCCTCAATATTCTACTCTATAGACGGCGGGTTGACATGGTCGAGTGCTGGTAATACAAGCACGTTTGGAAATACGTGCTACAGTATCGCATGGAACGGTGGTCGGTGGGTGGCAATGGGAGGGTCGGGCATTCTATACAGCAACACGAGCACGCCATCCTCTTGGACCTCGGCGGGAACACTCCCTGCTGGGTATGCTGTGAGTCAAAGTGACACGAACGGAATCAGTGGCGGAGGCGTGGCGTGGAACGGGTCGTTGTGGATAGTCTGCGCGACGTTCACATCTGGTCGCACCGCGTACATCGGCAACGCAAGCATTGGAGGAACATGGACGATTGGAGGCGACTCTGCGTTTTGTACCACCGGTAACGGCATTGCATCACGTCGTGTGCTGCCCTACACTGGATTGATTAACCAAATAGGTTCTACGGGACCCACAGGACCATCAGGACCCTCAGGACCCACAGGACCGTCAGGACCCTCGGGACCGTCGGGACCCACAGGACCGTCAGGACCATCAGGACCCTCAGGACCCACAGGACCCACAGGACCGTCGGGGCCATCGGGACCCACAGGACCGAGCGGACCCTCAGGACCGTCGGGGCCCACAGGACCTACAGGACCGTCGGGGCCATCGGGCCCCACAGGACCATCAGGACCATCAGGACCCACAGGACCGTCGGGACCCACAGGACCGTCGGGACCCACAGGACCGTCGGGACCGTCGGGACCATCAGGACCGTCAGGACCCACAGGGCCATCGGGGCCTACAGGACCCTCAGGACCCTCGGGACCGTCGGGTCCATCAGGA